TCCGAATATTTCTTCTCACCGATTAAAACTTTTAAAATAATCACATCGTCCAATACAATACTCCAATCTTCAGGTGGTATAAAATTATTGTAGATTTTATAGAATCGATTGACACATGCGAAAGGTGAATATTGATTTAGTTTAATTAAATCAAAAATCTCCATAATACTATTATTCTCAATTTCAAAATTGAAAATAATCGCCGTTTTATGTATTTCAATATCGGTAGAAGTGATAGAAGTTGAAACAGTTTGAAGATTATACATTTCACGTGATTCGTTATCTGAACGGATTCTATTTTCAGATATTGAAGTTTCTAATCGCGCTTTAATTTCATCTCTTTTATTCCATATTTCTTCTGCTACTGTTTTAGGTTTTTTTTTACCGGTCAGTAGATTACTCTTTTTAATCGAATCTCCAATTTCTTCGTAAATAAAGGTTCTATACGCTTCAGGTGTTTCTTCCAATACCGTATTATAAGCGATAAAAGGCTCTAAAACATCTGTTTCAATATTTAGAGCGTCGATACGACCTTTAAGGTTTTCAGTCAGAAGTTGAAAATTACCCGTAAAGCTTTTAATATGTGTTAATATATCTTCAACTTCTACTGGCTCCGTAAAATTTTTATTTCCGTTTTTAAAATATAGATATTTCGGGATAGTTTCTAAAGAACGTGCTATACGTCTTATAATCGTATCTTCATTATCCAAATCGTATAGTTCAAAATTTTTTTGATTGATTTGTATCATTTATTCTTATGATACAAAATCATTTTTAAGTAATTTATATTTACAAAATTTATTAAAGTCCTGCAAATTCTATTAAATCTGCTTCTCTTCTCCCTTTAATTGCTTTATCTTGTCGTTTTCCATCAATAAATAAACAATAGTCTGGAAATCCTCTAAATCCCGGTTTAATCAATTCAAGACGCCGCGCTAATTCTGGCTCACCTTCTTCTTTTCCATCACCTTGAATAGTAGCGCAAAATACATTTTTATTCTGTTTAGCAAATCTTTGAAATGCTGGCTTAGCTGTAGAGCAATGTCCACAAAATGATGCTTGAATCATGACAACTACGGGCTTATTTTTAGGAATTCCATCGGCTATTAAATTTCCTTCACTGTCAAAATCTTCATCTTGAAGATACGCAATAGGTTTATCTAAATATTCTAATTCTTCTTCTGCCATTTATTATTTATTTTATTTAATAAATTTATTAATTATTTAAAACATTAAAATATTCAAATAATTAATATAAAAATGACTATAATTTTTAAAGCTAAAAGCAATGAAGCTTATTGTCTTAAAATTTTAGCAGAATTGTTAACAAATAATATTAAAACCGGATGTTTCGAATTGGATGAAACCGGAATATCTCTATGTATGATGGATACGAATAGAAAAATATTAATCGATCTGAAATTGCACGCTGAAAATTTTTTAACTTATAAATTTAGAAGTAGAAAAATGTATTTGGGTATAAATCTGAATCATTTACATAAAATGTTAAAAGCTATTAAAAAGAAAGATTTAATAGAATTATTTATAGATGATCAATTCCCTAACGAGTTAGGGATTAAAGTTATCCCAAAAGAAAATAATAGATTCTCAACATCTACAATCATGATACAGACCATTCAAAATTTAATAATTGAAGTTCCTATAGGGTATAAAAATCCTATCAGTGTCGCATCACCCGATTATCAAAAAATGTGTAAAGAAATGGGTAGTATTTCGAACACGATTAAAATAACTTCTAAAAGTTCAAAAATGGTTTTCGATTCTAATGCGGGCGGTGTAATAAAAAGAAAAGTTCAGTTTGGAAATATAGACGATGATGAAGAAGGTAAAGAAGAATATACTCAAGATTTTGCAACAGAACAATTATGTAGAATTACTAAACTTTCAGGCTTAAGTAATCATATTCAAATTTTTACCGGGAATCCTTTAATGTTTAGAACGAATATCGGAAATTTGGGGAAAATATCAATCTATATCAAATCTATTAACCAGATAGAAAGCGAATCGTTGAAAACTGCGTGCGATGATGATTCAGAAAATGATGATTAAATTATTAATTTAAATAAACATTAATAATTTAGAAATGGAAAACGAAAAGGTTTATAATATAAATGAACTTAATCTTGAAATTATCGCCCCATCTACTGAAAAGATGTATGAGCCGGATCAAGGCGGATCTAAAACTGTAGTTATTGGGAAACCCGGAACCGGTAAAACAACTCTAATCGCTTCTTTACTCTATGGAAAAAAACATATATTTCCAGTGGGGATAGCTATGAGCGGTTCTGAAGATAGTAATGGATTTTACAGACGAATTATGCCAAGCACTTTTGTCTATAATGATTATAATGAAGATAAAATTAAAGATTTTATTAGACGGCAAAAAATCGCGAAAGAACATTTACAAAATCCGTGGGCTGTAATACTTTTGGATGATTGCACTGACGATCCAAGTCTATTTAAGACACCACTACAACAGGGAATGTATAAACGAGGGAGACATTGGAAAATGTGGTATATCCTCTCATTACAGTATTCAATGGATGTTAGACCCGTAATTAGAACGAATGTCGACGGTGTTTTTATTTTACGAGAACCGATTCTTAAAAATAGGAAATCTTTATGGGAGAATTACGCGAGTATCGTTCCCGATTTTTCATTGTTCTGTGAGATTATGGATCAGATAACGGACGATTATACAGCATTATATGTCCATAATGCGAGTAAGTCGAATAATTGGCAAGAATGTATTTTTTGGTATAAAGCACCTTTAACACCTAAGAATTTTCGTTTCGGATGTCAAGATATGTGGGATTTTCACGAAGCACGATTCGACCCCAATTATGTAGATAATTTTTAATAATATAAATTATATTATTAAAAAAATTTAAATTTTTTTATATTTTTGTTATCAATATATTCATCCAAAGTAGGAGGTAGTAGTATTTCTGAATTTTTTTTTCTTTTTTGTTGATTCAATGAAACATTATTGTCAATGTCGGTCATATTAACATCGTTCTCATTAATCTTTTTTTCAGGTACTGTAATATCCATTTCACAGGGTGGGCATAAATTAGTAATATACGAATGAAATATATTTCTATTTATCATCATTTATTCTATTATTAAATATTTACTTTTTACCTTTTTTATTTTTTTCATCACTTTGAATTTCTCTATAAGACGTATAGAGAGAATCGTCATGTTTTCTTTTCACACTCAAAGGTGATTCCATATCTCCGAAAATATTATCTCTTTTAGTAATTACTAAATCTTCAAACATTTCATCTATATTTTTTTCATCTTCATCTCTTAATATAGAACCGCAACAGGCACATGTTAGCAATCCTTGAGGATCGACAATTCTGTTATTAATATTGCAATATCCACAACGAATTAAAATTATACTGTCCATAATACTTATTATTAATATTTATTAATAAATATTAATAACAATTCAATTTTTATAAATAATAATTTCTAAAATATTTTATCATTTCGTATAATATTTTACAATCTACATCGTTGTATTTTTCAATATTTTTAATGGTATCGCTACATGATTCATTATCCATCTCATCACTGTAATATTTCCACGCATTATACATAGCGTCTATACCATTATCGTATATATTATTTTTCTGTGAGACGGTAATCATCCCATTTTTTTCCATATTTTCCGCTATATCTTTTAATTTATAACTGAAACACCCTTTAATCACTATATTCTCTTTTTTAAAAAAAGTAGAGAAATCAGACCATTTAATATTGATATTTTTCGTATTTAATGAATTGTGTCGGGCTTTAGATCTATTCCAAAAATTCTTTTCAGCGTACCAATAACGGACTAAAGGTTTATTAAATTTTTTCATAAATTCTAAAAATTCTGTAAGGATCCTTAATTCTTCTTCCATACTTAATCTATCACATGTAAAACTTTTATAGTTCCAGCTGTTCTCCGTTTCCCATCCAACACCAATCATAAAAATTAATTCTGTCGAATTTTGTAACGGGAGAGTTGAAAAATCATCAAAAATATTAGAGATTGTTTCAAAATCTACAAATAGCTCGTTTTGGTTTCTAATTAATTTTTTATTTTTAATTGTTGTGGGATAGATTAATTCCGTATGTTGTGTATTTACAGTTATCATTCTATCAACAATCTTCCCTATATTCCCTTTTAATCCGAGAAGTTCGCTATTACATTTTACATCTCTCCAAGAAGCAACACCGTTTTTAATAGCG